GACGGCACCCGCATGGAACTCGCGCAATGCGCCATGGACTCTTTCTCCCAACGTCTTCAGATTACCCTATGATCATCCTGCTAGACCTCAACTACACGCTGGTGGCGAACTCGCCCAAGCACGGCACCACGCCCGAGCGCATGGAGAAGCGACTTGCGAACGAGCAATACCGGCAATGGCTGGTGGAACTTGTGCGGCCTCACACTGTCGTTCTTATCACCGCCCGCCCGGAAACCTGGACGATCAAGACGCTCGACCGCATCGAGGAGCAAACCGGCTGGCGTCCCCAGGATGCGTGCTTCGCGCCGAAGGGCTGGTGGAATCCACCGGCGATCAAGGAACATCTGCTGAAAAAAGACGTGTTTCCCATCCACGGCGATGACGCCCGCTACATCGCGATTGAGAGCAACCCAAGGACTCGCGAGATGTATGCCCGGTTCTCGATTCCTTGCTTCTGGGTGACGACGGAAGGCACCTGCCTGACCGAGGGCACTCGGATCGTGAAGCGGCTGCCGCGTTGACATCTGCCACGCGGGCATGAGTGAAGCCCAACGTGACGAGGTGATTCCACGCGGAGCCTGGCAGTTCGATCAGGAAGTGACTGCGGTGTTCGACGACATGCTCCAGCGGAGCATCCCGCAATACAACGCGATGCGGATGGTGACTTTCGAGGTTGGCCGGCGCTTTGTGCAACCCGGCACTGCCATCATCGACATGGGATGCTCCCGCGGCCAGGCGCTCTTGCCGTTCGTCTCCAACTTCGGCGCGGCCAACGATTACGTCGGCTTGGAAATCAGCGATCCGATGATCGAGGCGGCGCGTCAGAACTTCACCTACCACCCTCACGGCAATCGCGTCAGCATCCAGTCTGCCGACCTGCGCCACGAGTTCCCCGGTGTGACCTCCAGCCTCGTGCTCTCGGTGCTCACCCTGCAATTCACCCCCATCGAATACCGCCAGCAGATCGTGCGGCGCGTGTTCGAGTCGCTGGCTCCAGGTGGAGCTTTCATCCTGGTAGAGAAGGTTCTCGGTGCCACGGCCAAGCTCGATGAGGCGTTCGTGAATCTCTTCCTCAACATCAAGCGGGAGAACGGATATTCCGAGAGTCAGATCGACCGCAAGCGGATGTCACTCGAAGGCGTGCTGGTTCCCGTCACCGCCCGCTGGAACGAGGAACTTCTCCATCAGGAAGGTTTCACCTCGGTCGATTGCTTCTGGCGGCATCTGAACTTCGCCGGATGGGTGGCGGTCAAGCCATGAGCAATCCACGATCTCACGACGAAGCGCGACAAACTCTCGCCCCGGACATCGCTGAGAAGATCCTCGATGCCGATTTCCAGAACATCGTCAAGAAGGTCGCCGCTGGAAAGCCGCTCACGGTTGCCGAACGCACACGCATCGAATCCCGGGCGGCGGGCAGTGCGGATACGCTGGCCTACACCAAGACACTCGTGGAACTCGCTGCCGTGCTTGGCGTTTCCCGCCGCACGCTTTCGACTTGGCAGAAGATAGACGGCGCGCCCAAGGCTTTATCAAACGGACTCTGGCCGGTGGCCGATTGGCGCGAGTTCGTCAGGATGCGCGGATTGAATGCCGGACGCGTGCCGGTCGGCAACGAAGAGGCGCTCAAGGCTCGCAAGCTTCTGGCCGAAGTGGAGGAACGTGAGCTACGCATCGCAGTGAAGAAGGGCGAATACGTCCCACTCACCAAGGTCCGCGAGGAATGGATCGGCCTGGTCGCCCAGGCGTCATCCATCTTGCGGGCAAAATTCGAGAATGAGCTTCCGCCCGTGCTTTCCGGACTCGACGCCACCGGCATTCAGAGGGAATGCCGCCGCGCCATCGACGAAGTCCTGCGCTGTCTCCACGAAGGCTGATGGGGTGTTGACGTTGGCGACAAGGGCATGAGTGTCCTCAAGGAAATCTGGCGCGAGGCGTGGCAACCGCCTGACCGTCGCCCCGCTTGGCAATGGTGTGAGGATCACATCGAGGCCATTCCCTATTCGCCCAATCCCGGACGCTTCCGGTCGGAGAACTCGCCATGGATTCGCGAGGTCATGGAATCATTGGTCGATCCGCGCATTCGCCTGGTCTCGATCATTGCGTCGGTGCAGTCATCGAAGACCACCGCTCCCGAGCTGACGCTCTGCTACATCATTTCCAACCTGCCGGGACCCGCACTTTGGCTCGACCAAACTGACGAGGATGCCCGCGATTATTCCGAGTCGCGCCTTCAGAAGCTCTTCGACCAGTGCGAGCCGGTCGCACGGCTCATGCCCACCGGCGTTCACCGCCACAAGCGCAAGAATAACGCGATCCAGTTTACCAACGGCATGACGCTCTGGATTCTCGGGGCGCACAACAAGACCAACCTCCAGCGCCGTTCGATCCGCTGGTTGATCGGTGATGAAACCTGGCGCTGGCCACAGGGGCACATGGCGGAGGCCGAGGCCCGCGTCACCGCCTTCGGCTGGCTGGGCAAGTGCATCTTCATGAGTCAGGGCGGCGAGGAAGACGACGACACCCACCGCAAATTCGAGATGACCGACCAGCGCGAATGGACGTTCGCCTGTCCGGAGTGTCATCACCGTCAGCCGTTCAAGTGGGAGTGCGTGGAGTGGAGCAAGTCGGCCAGGGATGAATCCGGCGAGTGGGATTTCGATGAAGTTCGGCGCACCGCCGCCATGCGCTGCGAATCTTGCAACCACTACTTCAACGATGGCGAGCGCACCCGCCGCGAACTCAACGCCACCGGTGCCTTCGTTGCCAAGAACCCAAAGGCATCGAAAGAGAACGTCGGCTTTCACTGGAACGCGCTGTGCGCGATGAGCTGGGGGCAACTCGCTGAACTCTATCTGCGAGCGAAGGCGGCGGCGCGGAAGGGTGACGTATCGTTGCTGCAACAGTTCTATCAAAAACGCCTCGGTCTGCCATGGCGCGAATACGTCGAGGATTACAAACTCGAAATCGTCAAATCCGGCTACAAGCGCGGCGAGACATGGGAAGAGGAAGGTGCGATTGATCCGAAGACGGGCAAAATCCTCGCTGCACCGCTGCCAGAACGCACCGGCCTGATCCCGCTTCGATTCATCACCGTGGACTGCCAGATGGACCACTTGTTTGTCGTTGTCCGCTCGTGGTCGGCGGAGGGATCGAGTCGTCTGATGTGGAACGAGCGCATCCTGACCTTCACCGACATCGACGTGTTGCAGGAACGTTTCGAAGTTCATCCGAGTCTTGTCTTCCTCGACGCCGGCTATGCGACCTACGACGTCTATCGAGAGTGCGCCAAGCGAGGATGGGTGGCGCTCATCGGCGACCGCCGTCCGGTCTATGCCCACAAGGGGCGCGATGGCAAAACCGTCCAGCGGTTCTATTCGCCCCGGCGCAAGGTGGTGTTGTCGCATCGCCAACACTGCCACGTTCACTATTGGAGCAACCTCAACATCAAGGACACGCTCGCCCGTCTGCGTCGCAATCAGGATCCGGCTCAGGGACCAACATGGGAAGTGCCCGATGACATCGACGACGACTTCCTCGCACAGATGGAAAGCGAGCAACGCATCAAGGAAAAGGGCCAATGGATGTGGAAGCAAATCGGCTCGCGACCGAACCACTACTTCGACTGCGAAGCGGAACAGGCCGCTGCCGCGACCATGCTCAAGATCGTCGGACGGGAGTCCATCGCGGCTGCCCCGGTTGACACCCCGGACGGGGAGTTATGAAAACCGTCACTATCCTCCGCTTCCTCACCTTCCTTGGTTCCGGTCTCACCACAATGGCCGCGATTGACCTCTCGGGCATCGCCAACCTGCTCGACGCGGACAAGGCGCAGTACCTACTCATCGCTGGTCCCGCCGCGCTGGCATTGAAGGAACTGGTTGTCGTTCTTGGCGACCTCTTCGACGACGGCAAGCCCAACAAATCGTTCAAGGTCGGCCTGTTCTGCTTCGCCATGGCGGTGCTGACCGTTCCGTTCCTCGCCTCGTGCGCCACGCCCCCTGCGGTCACTGGTGAATTCATCAACAAAGACGGTCGCATCCGGGTTCATCCGGACGGTCGCGTCGAAATCGTCGTGGAACCCCGCACCTCCAAGTAAGCCATGAACTCGTTCAATGAATGGTTCGCGGCCCAGGGGTTCCGTCACTTCGGCGCGGGCGAGTTCACCAGCTATTTTGCTCGTGAGCGAAACGGCGTGAAGAACAGCCCGCCGCCGAGGCGGTTGTGGAAGAACATCGTTCCGACGCTTCGCATCGTGGACGATCTCCGCGATTCATTCGGCAAGCCCTGCCGCATCCTGAGTTCGTATCGCGCCCCGGCTTACAACAAGACGGTCGGCGGTGCCCCGCTCAGCCAGCATCTTGAATTCAAGGCTCTCGACATCGCATTCGACGGCATCAGCCCGCAGCGCGTCTATGACCGACTGCTTGAATGGCGCAAGGCGGGCAAGTTCATCGGCGGCCTCGGCCTCTATCCATCGTCCGGTTTCGTCCACATCGACACGCGGGGACGCAACGCCACTTGGAAAGGCAACTGATCCATGGCCCGCGGACTCTTCATCACCGGCTTCACGATTTCCGAAGTGCTCGCGATCCAGCAGCGGGCGAAGGAATTTCTGATCGAGGGCAAAACCCTCATGACCTGGAACGAGGCGGGCAGCTCGGCATCGAAGC